AAAAAGAAATGTGGTTTCTGTGAAGCTTGAATCACGTCCACTGGAACAAAATTCCTAGCGACCGTAACTTGATCTCCAGCAGTGTACGGATTATATGAAACAATAGAACGCCCATAATGAAACTTAGTGCCTGAAATAACCATTTTAACATGAAGTTTCATACGCAACAATTCATAATTTTTAATCTTATCGCGAACATATGGATTTTCACAAAATGCGGTCCAAGGATTAAACCTATAAAAGAAAGGTTGTCCAACCAGCCATGTTTGGGCAGATTGACGAATAGGTCGATTCAAGAAATTCCCAAGATTGCTATCACTATTGTTGGCAAGATCCATAGTAGGATCATACATACCAACTTTTTCAGTAATCCAACCGGCATCTTGATCTGCAAATGAAGTAATCTGCTCCTTACTCATAGGAGCCACTTCATTTTCTTGAGTACCTGGTGCAGGATCGGAATCCGACACAACTCCAGATTGTGAAACCAAAATCATTTCTTCCAACTGCGCAATGCGTCTCTCCAACTGAGACACATGTCTATACTTCTTGGCTAATTTGAGTTTTAGTTCTCTATTACGAGATCTGAGGTACTCCACCTCATCCAATTCATCGGAAAACTCGACACGATGGATATCCCGCAAAGCGGCGTTAAAATCAGTGTTATTATAGAGGGCACTGTCCTCAAAAATTGTAGTAAAATTAGAAATGCAATTTGTACAATATTATGTGCGGTGCATCAATCGACAACATAACAGTGCTATTTTGTTGGGCGTCACCCCATCGCTAAATAACGATATATATATACAATGACTATTTGTGTAGCTGTCCATAATATCTAGGTAATGCAGAACCTAGTAAATTATGCGTTAATCAAACACAAACAACTGTTTTTAGCTTTTCCACCGTACAGCAACGGTAGCCCAAGGTATAAAGCCCCCAGGGCGGGCTTATGAAGCCGACCTAAAGGTCGAACTTCTCACGGTACCAAGCGAGACGATCATCATAACTCATGATCGGGCCAACGTAACCCTGAATACCAGAATCACGTGCAACTTGCTCCAACTGAGCAACACGCTTGGTGTAGACCTCACGGCCAAATTCGAAATACTTCAATGCTACATTCTGAATTGCCTCAGCACTTGATTGTTCCATGGATAAAACCTCGGACTTCAAGTGTGTGTGCAACATCTTTGAAATCGAATCCTCCTCAATAGGAGATCTGTATAAACCTAATTCATCATCCCAAACTGCAAAGTGCTTCAAAAATGAAGCATCACTGAGATTGATGTAAGGTACAGATTCTGCTTCTTTGTCAGCCATAGTGTAATTAATACTTACCTTAGCCAACTGAGCAGAAATAGCAGTATGATTAAAATCATCATATCCTTTTGCTACTGTCATAATGTTGTCGTCGCCATAAGTCATAATTGAAACTTTAGAGTTGAAAGGTGGTACTTTCCACCATCTCTTCTCCTTCGCAATAGCATACCAGCAATAACGCAAGTAAAGAGAATTAACAAAACTGTTAATAACAACTGTCAAAGGATGTCCAGATGGGTTTGATCCCATAAACTGAACTAAAGTCCCAAAATAATCATAAGTCGGATAAGAAATCTCAGTGGCAATACCACGCATAATGGTAAGATCTTCCTCATCATAATTTCCACTCTTTTCCGCTAACTTAATCAAAAGTTTAAAAGCAGCCAACATAAATTGGGGGCTCATGCGTCCATCAAAATTGGCGAAATCGCCAGCGATGGCACGCTCCCAACCATGCTTACCAATATGCTCAAATAACTCTGTCCATTCAGGTGATTGAACAATAGTACCAACAGCACATTCGGTAGCAATTTTGTTGCGCTGCACCAAAGCAGCGAGTGAAAGAAAATACTTACGAACAAGCATTACGAAGGGCATGTTTGCCGCAGCAAATACACGCACCTTATCTTTCGTGAGTTTTGTGGGTTCATCCTTTAATGAAGCCTTGAAAATAGTATTAATGGATTGACCAGCCAAAAGCTTGGCTTCCATCTTCTTAATTTCTTCAAGGATCATAGGATCCACATCACGAGGGCACGAAATTCCCTCAACGAGGCGGTCTGATTTTTCAACAAACTGTGTCTTGGGTCCCTTCAAAGGGAAACCAACCGATGTCGAAAAATTCATTGGATTAATACCCAACACTCCATCTAGTCCAGCAAGGTTAACATCATCACTGATCTTACCTACTTTGGCTAACTCTGACGGAGGAATTGCCTCAAGACTAAGACTATAATCGATAACAGCCTTGTTAAGCAATTCGGAATCAAATTCAGTGGCAGTATCAACTTTACCACTGATATCTAGTTCCTTGTGGCGCATAGCGCCCATCTCCTTAGGTTTACCATGCTTCTTCTCAATATCCATAACGTCCTTAACGGCAACTGAAATGAGAGAAGT